AACATGGTGCGTTCAGATGTGATGTACTTACAGCTAATGATATGGGTGAAACTTTACGAGCTGGTGCAATGACACCTGCTGATATGATGACTGATCCAAAGTTCTTCACGGACAAGAAGATTGGCATGATATTAAAAGAGATTGGGAGTTACCAACAAGTGCGTACCAGTGATGCACGTTTATGGGTGATTCGTAATGAAGAGAACTACGCGCACATGTCATCGACTCAACTCTATCACGAGTATGAACGTCAGATGTCAGCAGCACGTGGTGAACAACAATTAACAGTGGTGAGATAGATGTGGGCTGAGATGAAATTCCCACCTATCAATCTTTATTCTGTATGGCCCTCAAAATATATGATTGAGCTATACGATAAATACAACGGTGACGATATGAGCGCATTAGATAAACAAGTGGATGGTGACCACTATAAAACACCGATACAACCAATTGAATACATACATGCTAATAACATAGGTTTCTGTGAAGGTAACGTTATCAAGTATGTATCACGTTGGCGCAAGAAAAACGGTCTTGCTGACCTTGAAAAAGCTAAACACTATATTGAACTTTTAATACAACTAGAAAAAGGTGACGACAATGAATAAAATCGATTTACTTGACCATGGCTTCGTGCGACTGGTGGACCACATGGGTTCTGACCTATCAATATCACGCAATGCTCGTGTGTCTTATGATGCTGAGTGGCGTGCTGGTGAAGATGAAGGGAGTGATGCACGTTTGATCAACTACCTTTACAACAACGGTCACAATACACCGTTTGAAGCTGTGACCCTGACGTTTGAAGTCAAAGCACCGATCTTCGTGTTCCGTCAGTGGCATCGTCACCGTACTCAGTCTTACAATGAACTGTCTGCACGTTACCGTGAGTTACCTGAAGAGTTCTACATCCCTGAAGTAACTCAGATCACAACTCAATCAACCGATAACAAACAGATGCGTACTGATAAAGTTCATCCTGAAGCTGAGTTGTTCCGTCAGTTAATGCGTGAGAACAATGAAGTAACCTTCACCAAGTACAAACAGATGATTGCTGATGGTTGCCCTCGTGAACTGGCACGCTCAATACTACCGGTGTCAACGTACTCGCATATGTTCGCTACGATGAACCTCAACAACCTATTCAAATTTTTAGCTGAACGTTTACATCCTCATGCACAATATGAGATCCGTGTTTACGCTGAAGCAATGCTTGAATTAATCAAAGATGTAGCACCGGTTGCGGTTGCTGCTTTCAAAAAACGTTACGAAAAACAAGGTTACTAATCATGGATTTATATCAACAGTACATACACATTTCTCGATACTCTCGCTGGCGTGATGACTTAGGTCGTCGTGAAACCTGGGAAGAAACAGTACAACGTTACATTGATTTCTTCGACAAGAAGACCAACGGTGAACACACTGACGTTCTCAATGGTAAAGTGAAGTCATTCATCACTGATCTGAAAGTCATGCCCTCAATGCGTGCTTTAATGTCAGCAGGTCCAGCATTAGAGCGTGAGAACCTAGCAGGGTTCAACTGTTCATACTTAGCGGTAAACACTAAACGTTCATTCTCTGAAGCACTGTACATCTTAATGTGCGGTACTGGTGTAGGTTTCTCATGTGAGCGTCAAGAAGTAGCCGGTCTTCCTGCTATCCCTGATGAACTTGAAAAGACTGATAGCACCATTGTCGTCGGTGACAGTAAGAAAGGTTGGGCCAAAGCCTATCACGCATTACTCGGTCATCTATGGAACGGTGACATCCCTTCTGTTGATTACAGTCGTGTGCGTGCTGCAGGTGAGCGATTGAAAGTGTTTGGTGGTCGTGCATCTGGTCCTGAACCATTGAAGCGTCTATTTGATTTCACTGTTGATACGTTCCAAAAAGCTAAAGGTCGTAAGCTCACCAGTATCGAAGTGCATGACCTGATGTGCATGATCGGTGAGATTGTGGTTGTCGGTGGTGTCCGTCGTAGTGCGCTCATTAGTCTGAGCAACTTGTCTGACCAGCGTATGCGTGATGCTAAAGCCGGTCAATGGTGGTCAGATAACCCTCAACGGGGTCTAGCTAATAATTCAGTTGCTTACACTGAGAAACCATCATCTGAAATCTTCATGGAAGAATGGCTATCACTTGTTAAGTCTAAATCTGGTGAACGTGGTATCTTCAACCGTGAAGCAGCAGGTAAACAAGCAGCTAAGTGGGGTCGTCGTCCTTCTGACCTGTCATACGGTTGCAACCCTTGCAGTGAAATCATCCTACGTGACAAGCAACTGTGTAACCTATCTGAAGTTATCATACGTGAAGATGACACACTTGAAACCTTGACTGAGAAAGTTGAGATTGCAACTATCCTGGGTACACTTCAATCAACACTGACTGACTTCAACTTCGTATCTGAAGCATGGGAACAGAACACTGCTGAAGAGTCGTTACTAGGTGTGAGCCTCACCGGTATCATGGACAATAAAATCATGTCCGGTGCTGGTGGGTCATCTGTGCTAACTGAAGTATTGAACAAGCTACGTGACCATGCGCGTGAAGTGAACAAAGTTTGGGCCGAAGCACTTGGTGTGAATGTCTCAACTGCGATCACGTGTGTCAAACCTTCCGGTACTGTGAGCCAACTATGCAACACTGCTTCTGGTATTCATGCGCGTCATAACAACCATTACATTCGTACTGTGCGTGTTGATAAGAAAGACCCACTGTATGACTTTATGAAAGATAAAGGTTTCCATACTGAAGATGACCAGATGCGCCCTGATAGCACTGCTGTGGTATCGTTTGCCATTGAAGCACCTGAGTCATCGGTGACTCGTGATCAAGTGTCAGCAATGGAAGCACTTGAACTGTGGTTACTGTATCAGCGTGAATGGTGTGAACATAAACCATCGGTGACTATTACGGTCCGTGATGAAGAATGGGTTGAAGTGGGCGCATGGGTGTACAAACACTTTGATGAAGTTTCAGGTATCAGCTTCTTACCTCACACCGATCACACTTACATGCAAGCACCGTATCAGGACCTAACTGCTGATGAACATGCTGCATGGGTTGAAGCTAACCCGATGCCTGAAGTCGATTGGACTGAGTTAAATGAAGTCGATGACAACACTGAAGCAATGCAAACTTTAGCTTGTACTGCTGGTGGATGTGAAATCTAGTTGAACGTGTAACAAAGTTCCACTATACTATTAAGCCGGTGTCATGTGATGCCGGTAATTAAATGAGGTGACGTATGTCTAAACAAAAAGAAATTACACAGGAACTCGTTGATAAGACGTTCATCGAGATGTCAACATTGTGGGATGACAAATTTGAAGCAAGTGGTCATAGGCTAGTCGCATCGTTTGTTGCGGAAAATAAGGATGGTTGGGCCGTTCAATTCTTAGCTGAATATCAAATGGCTAAAGAAGCAGTTGAATTGCATGGGCTTGTTATGCCTGTGCTTGTTGAAGGTATCAGTATTAAGTTGAGTGAAAGCGATGAAGATTAAACGAATAGGTAAACACCATTTAGAAGCACCGAAACGCGAAACTGAAGGGTCTGCTGGTTACGACTTACGTTCAGACACTGGACTGTGCATCATCCAGCCTGGTGCGCGTGGTCTTGTTGGTACAGGGTTCGCGTGGGAAATTCCTACTGGTATGGTGGGTCAAGTGCGACCACGTAGCGGTTTAGCTGTTCGTGAAGGTCTACATGTTATGGCTGGTGTCATCGACTCCGACTACCGTGGTGAAGTTAAAGTGTTACTGGTTAACATGGGTGACAAACCGATTGAAATCAAGACTGGTGATCGTATCGCTCAAATGGTGGTGACACAGTTTCATGGTACTGAGTTGATTGAAGTCGATGAACTTGACAATGCTGAACGTGGTACTGGTGGTTTCGGTAGCACTGGTCTAAACTAAAGACAGCAAACCCGACAAGGACCGCTATGTGATTCAAGCCTGACTGTAACAAGTCGGGCTTTTTTGTGTCTGATGCTTGACTAGTGTAACAATGTTCCACTATACTCGAGTAGTAAGTTAAATTATTAATGAGGTGACAACTATGAAAAAGTACAAACACGATATAATGTTCCTGTTAATCATTGTAATCATCGCTACCAGCGGATGGGTGGAGATGATCTAATGGCTAAAAAGAAACAAGAAGATTTGTCGTCATACGACGCGATCAAGAAAGCATTCATCAAACGGTGTGAAGACCTGTCACATGTTCGCAGTTTACACGACGTGATCAGAGACTTTGCTGAACTGGGGCGCATCACCATTGTGAACCAGTTAACACCGTTCTACTCGCAAGATGCCGAAGACATTTACCTGAAGACCATCAAGAAGTACAACAGTGATGAACAGTCACAACTTGCTCAGATGTTAGCTATGGTATCAATGGCGCATGAACTGCAACCTGGTGACTTCCTTGGTGAAACACTGATGGAACTTAGCATGGGTCGTAAAGAGTTGGGTCAATTCTTCACACCGTACTCATTGTGCAAGTTAAATGCTGAACTGACACTATCTGCTGACTCGGTGAATGATAAAGGCTACGTGTCATTAAGTGAGCCGGCTGCTGGTGGCGGTGGGATGGTCATTGCTGCACATCATCGTGCAAATGAGTTAAAGGTTGACCTGTATGCTCACTGTGTCGAGCTGAGTCACATGACAGCAGACTTATGTTACATCAATCTAAGTGCAGCAGGAGTCGCAGCACACGTGACTCAGGGTAACACCTTATCAATGAAGATGGGTCGCAGCTTCCCAACACCTGCACTATGCACACAACAATGGAGTGAGAGATTATGAATAAACTTATCTGTATTAAATTGG